GGAGGTGTAAAAGTGAGTGATGGGATGACAGAGATGAGTAGAGATGAGTCTACTGCTAGATGGGATGAGTTGCGCAATAGAGTGTGGGATAAAGCAGATGGGGCGTTAGCAAAGCAGGTCGGTGGACAACACTACAAAGATATGGCAATACAACCTGTAGAGTTTATTACGGCAAATGAATTGAGCTTTTTGGAAGGTAATGTAGTGAAGTATATTTCACGACATCATGCCAAAAATGGTGCTGACGATGTTCGCAAGGCGATACATTATTGTGAGTTAATTTTAAAGACGGTGTATAACCATGACTAAAGACGAAGCATTAAAGATGGCTTATAAAGCCGAAGAAACAGGAAACTTGCAAGATTTGGTGGATGCTGTAAATGCTTTAATGAAAGCACTAGAACAACCAGCGCAAAAACCTGTGTCACTAGGTGATTTTGATAATATGTCAAAAGCAGAATGTGTTGACTACATTGAGTATTTACGCAAAGAGATTGACTTGCTTAGATTTAAAGAATGGCAAGGATTAACGGATGATGAGATATGTAATTTATGGTCTTTGTCAGATAAAGATATAGATGGAATTGATTTAGGCTATACAACACAACAGCATTACTTTGCCGCACTTGTTGAACAAGCATTAAAGGAAAAGAACACATGATTAGTGCTATTATTGAATATGTTATTTGCTACGCTAGTGCCTTTGCATTGGGATTCTGTACCGCATCGACACTAGCTTACGTCTATATAAAACTTACTTATTCATAAAATAACAAAACCCCAGTTACGGGGCTGGTTTGAAGCGTTTATTACCTATTCAATTACTTATTCATAACATACATTGTTACTTCAAAGCCAAAACGCATTTCAGTAGCTGCTGGTTTAGTCCACATAATGTATCTCCTAATTTACAAAATATACGAAATGTATATTGTAAGAAACATATTAACAGAAATGGACTTTTTACACATCGGTTCAATCATGGATTGCGTCTAGTGAAAAGTATGAATTGGCGCAGATTTGATAGCTATTACATGTAACGCAGAAAGCCGAAAAACTCGTTACTTGCTATATCCTCTGATGTCGGCTTAACCGCCTGTAAAATATTACATACAAAAACCGTAGCTTGTAATAAAGTTTAAAATATTACATACAACTAAACTATTAGTTTATATATGCGATACAAAATAAACTATTTCTTTAATGTTAAATACATACGCTCGCCAATAACGAAGCTCATGCAAGCACCGCTTAAATCAAGCATCATTAGAACAATTGACTGTGCAATGTCTGGCGTAAACACAGCGACAATAGTAGCAAGCCAAATAATCAATATAGCGATATAACGAAATGATGAACGCATATCAGTCACCCAACGACTAGGCTCACCACTAGGCTTGTCAATCTCTGCTAACGCTTGAAGTCTTTTAGTTTCAGCTTCCATCAATTGAATACGCTCTGCTACGTTTTGAGGAGTGCCACCAGCTCCACCACTAAACTTGGCAAATAAGCCACGCACGCCATCAGCCAATGTAGGCATTAGCGCAGGAAAAATAAGACTAGCTAAACCACCAAACATAGTTACTCCTTGTATTCAGAATAAGTCGCTACACCCTTATTGAAGGTAGCTGTGAGGAATTGATTACGCATTGTAGGTGCAAATGAAACGTGAACCCATGTGCCTTCCATAATTACTTGGTCGCATTGCAACATTGAGCGTTTAAGCGTTCTTACAATGGCTTCAGGATTGCCAAAGGCAGGAGCTGTGAAGTCGGCAGCGTAGCCGTTCATATGAGCTGATTTTGCACTTCCACCGATAAGTTTGTTAAGACTAGAACAGCGATAGCCAGAACTGATATGTAAAGGGCAAAGTAGAATTGCTCTGATTCGTTCAAGACCTTCAGCCAATACTTTAAGGTTCTTTTTAATCGTTTCAGAAGGTTCATTGTCAATGCCTTTGCGTGATGCAACCTGTGATTGAGTAAGCTCCTCTAATGAGAAGTGTTCAGTCAACTGCATTATTTTAAATTTTCAAGTTTATAAATTAAGCTCAAGAACTCACCTACGATTTCATCAATTATATTTTGCAAAGCGCTATCTTCTTTAGGAATACACTTGTAACGGTTTTTCTCAATGTAAGCTAGTTTGTCAGCGATACAGTAAATAGGCTCTTTGTATGTTTCTGTTTCAGTCAAGATAGGAATGTCTTTAATGATGCCATGACGACCTTGATATGCCTCTGTTAGCTTATCTGCAAGCTCTGCAATGTCCTCGTAGAAATGACCAAGTGCTTTGTGCTGTGAATAGCTTTTAGTACGTAAATGCTCTCTGTGCGCTACGTCACGTGCTAAAAATATTGTTGCTATAAATTCGTTAATCATCTCTCATCCTCAAAATCAACAATTCCAATTAAATCTTCATCGTAAACATTACACTCTAGGCATACGTGAAAGTCTGGGTCAGCGTCATCTATTTCGTATGGCTCGCCACATTCACTACAAAGCTTAAATTGTTTCATAGCTTTTTGTATCCCCTAAACTTGTATAATCGTGCAATTTTACGTGCCTGTTTATCAAGCCGTCTGACAATAGTATGTCTGCCATCAATCATTAGCTTGCCGTTTAATCTACGTATTTGATGTAATATCATAATAAAAAAGCCCCGAAGGGCTATGCGTACTTGTTCTTAAGATACTTTAATGTAAGAGGTAGCTCGTCAAAACGACCATCCTCTACATCGTAAAGCATATAAGCGCCTCTAAAATGATTGTTTCCTTGTGCGCCTAAGTAATCTTCTTTATGCTCGTAACAACTGCCTGCGATTATGGCTGTCATCTCAGTTCCATCGGCTCGCATACCGTAAGCTACTTGCCTGCCTTGCTGGTGGCCTGCAAAACAACTCATGTGCTTCTTTGTAAGGAGTGCTTGAGCGCTACATACAGGACGACCCATGGGGCCAGAAGTAAAGTAATGAGAATAGGCAATGCCATCAATAACAACAACTTCGAGAAAAGGATAAACTTCCCAGTCTTGATACGGTAGGTCATCGGTAGAGATAAGGCCATCTAGCTTCCTATCATTGTTAATTGCTGTATTAATGCGTTGCTCGTGGTTACCAAGCGTCAAAACCATGCGAGGTTTGTATTGCTTATCTTTATTCTTCTTTGCCCTTGCATTATATTCATACAAAGGGGTCAGCAAGGCATCCATAGCCTCACGAGCAGCCCAAATATCTTTTTGGTAACTCCTACCCTCAAAAGATTTTTTGCCTACGTCATACGAGCTTAAAGACTCCATATCAGCAAAATCACCAATACAGATAATTACATCAGGTTTCTTATCGACAATGTATTTGCCGATACAGGTTAAGAATGTAAAGTCATTACCATCTTTAGCTTGCACATCAGGTAAGACAAAGTGAGTTCTAGTGGGGCTGTTCAGGTAACTCATAATAAAGTTGTAAGTCCTCGTCAGAAAATAGCACTATTTTAGTACCATCTTCTAAATACATGAAAAACTCATCGTTGTCAATACCTACTTCATCAATAACTTGTCCTGCCATTCGCTGTAAAAGTGATTCTACTGCTTCATGGTCATCCATCATTTGTCAGCCTTATGGTCTAATTTCTCAAAAATACGGTTAAGTGAGGCTTCCATTCTGTCTAAACGTGCTTCTAAATCTTCCTTACGAACGTAATGCGTAGGCAAGTCAACTTCAATCTGCTTTACATCTTCTTTGAGCGTTTGAACCGCATCCCAAAGCTGTCTAGCAAACCAACCAAGAACAGAAAGAACAACACCTACGATTAGGTTAATTATGCCTTGGTCAGTCATTATTTAGCCTCTAGCTCTTTTACACGAGCAGATAGCTCATTGATTGCAGATACAAGTAATGGGATAACGTCTGTGTAAGACAAGCCTAATATACCATCACTAGCGTTAGTTACGGCTTCTGGCAATACCTTTTGCACATCTTGAGCAATTAAGAATGAGTGACGAGTATTTTCTGCATCTGATTTGTATGAGCCAATAACTGCACGAAGTTGACCAACTTTATTTACGCCATCTGTAATAGGTTCAATAATGTTCTTTTGTGTTTCGTCTGAAATAGCTGACCAAGCGCTAGCATTGTAAGCCATGTAAACACCATTAGAGCCAGCGCCAGGATAAATGCTAAAGTTACCTGTTGCGCCAGTTTCTTTAAGAATACGAGCATCATAATCACCAGATGTTGATGAATGAAAGTCAATGTAAGTGTTTCCATTTGCTGCTCTTGCATCACCAATTTCTATATAAGCAACTGTAGAAGTTCCAGTAGCAACTCCTAAACCAACAGTTGTTTGAAAACTTCCGTCTGATGCTTTTATATAAGCAGATTTTGCACCAGCAGCCCAAAACTCTAAATCACCATAAGTACCTGTGCCAATACGACCAGCCTCTAATCGTGTCTTACCACCTGTTTGAGATAGAATTGTGTAAGGCGAGTTACCTGTAGTGTCACTATTGCCAAATAAGTTTAATGATGAAACTGTACCTGTACCACTAGGCAATACACCAACAACTGTAGTGCTATTTGCAGTAGATGTTTGGAAGGCTACACGACTAGCTAAAGTAGCGTTAGTAAAGTCACCTGTAATGCGATTTGCTGTGCCTGTAAAGTTTAAGTTGCCACTATCGTTAATTGTGCCTGCATTAGCGGTGGTTGCAGTAATGGTAGTAAATGTTTCATTCTTACCGTTAGGGTCATTTAGCAATTGAAAGTTAGTGCCGTCATAGATAACTTGAACCGCACCGCCTGATGCAACATCACCTGATACTAAAGCAGAGCCGTCAGTCTTAACAATGGCTTTAGCACCAATAGAGTTAATGTTTAGTGTGCAAGCGCCTGTATTAGCGCCAGCAGATACAAAACTAAATACTTGACCTGTTACGTAAGCAGTCATACCAAATGAAGCCGTAGCCGTAATAGTGTTAGTGCCTGATACTGATGTTAAGTAAGTAGCCGTTCCATCTTGCACTTGACCTGCTGAAGCATACATAGCACGAACAGTAGCGTTACCTACGTTTGTATGAGCAAATCCACCCATAGGCAAGTTGCCTGTAGGCGTTGTTTGACCGTCTGCTGATAAAGAGCCTGTAAGCGCAGTAGCAATGTCGCTAAACGTATTATTGGTAGTGGTTGATGATATGGTAGTGCCTGTGACTACAGGATTACCTGCTGGCAGATTATATGTGCCTGAACCGTTACGTGCCATTTATTGCTCTCCTTGTTTTTGAGCTGGAATTGACAACATTCCACCTTGAATTAATTTTTTCAACATTTGACCTTTTTCAGATGGTAATTTATTAGCCAAGTCCATAAGTCTTGCAGCCTCTTGTGGGTTTAATAACGCTTGTGCAAGTTTTTGCTGTAAAGCTTGATTTTCACCCTTCATTAGGTTTGTAGGAGAAAGTAAATTAAATCCCAAAGGAGCATGACTTAACAATGCGTCAATTGTTTTAATGGTTGCATTTGTTAATTTTGGCGATGCTGATTGATTAATTAAATCATTCATTGCTATATTTTGAAAAGTATTAGAGCCAACACCTCTACCTAATGTATCTGCATTAGATGTTCTAGCTAAATCTTTAGCAACATTGTTTAATGTTTCCATTTGTTGTGGAGTCATTAATTTTTCAATAGGTTGCTGAAAGCCTGTAGCTTCTTTTACAGATTGCATTGAATCTTTTAATGCCTTTGCATATCTAGCAGCAGTTTCTTTTCCAAGCGCACCATAATTGCTTAATGCAGGTTCAATTTTATTTAATAAATTTTGACCAACTTGCATTTGATTAATTGGTTTACTCATTTCAGCAAATTTATTATTAGCTTCTAAAAATCCAGAACCTTGATTATCAAGCCATCCCATGTAATCTTTTTTCAAACTCATTAATTCAGCTTGCAAAGGACTTCCTGGTGGTGCATTTTTAATTTGAGTATCAATACCTTTTTTAAGGTTTAATAAATCTTCACCTTTAATGCGTCTACCAACTATAGTTTCCGCAGGTCTTGGAGCTTCACCAACGCTTGTTTTTCCAATTAATTCACCAAATTGTTGTGGTGTTTGATTGTATTGTTTTAATTGAGATTGCTCAAAAGCATTATAATTTAAAGGATGGACTTTACTTCCATTAATTTCATTGTGAATAAGATTAGTTAATGTTTCAATTCCACCATCTACTTCATTCAATGCTGTTGGAGGCAAATAACCACCTTCTACAGCAATTTGAACTGCATCATCTAAACCACGACCATTTTTAGTAAACAAACCTACTGTTGCGCCAGATTTTCGAGGAGTTTTTTCACCTGTAACATCTAAAATATGTTCAGTATTAATTCCTCCAGTTTTCTTTAAATATCCAGTAATTCCCATTGGCTCTTTTTCAAGGCCTACTTTTTCTGGAATTTTTGAAATTGTTTTAATTAATGATGGAACTTCATGTTCGCCAATTTGACCATATTGCGGAGCTTCAATTACAGGAATATCAAATTTAGTTCCACGGATTTTTGCAATTTTTTGAGCTTCTTGCAAAGCGCCAGAAGCATTCATTCTTACTAACAAATCATTTAACTCATTGCCACCAATAACATGAGCATTACTAAATGCTTTATACATTGGCTCTGTAGCAACTTCTCTTGCTTTTTTAGATGCGTCTAATGCAACAGAGTCTTTAGCAATACTTTCCAAAGCGCCAATTCTAGCTGCTTTTTGCTCTAATTCTCTTGTTGTATAATCTGCTGGAAAAGCTGATTTTGCTGCTCGCTGCAATGCTGAAATGCCACCACTTTCAGCAACTTCTGCGGCTGTTGGTTGGCTTCCAGAAACAAGCTGTTGAGCAAGCCTTAATCTTTGAGCAACTTCTGGCGCTTCTTTTCCAGATACTGATTGTAAAGTTCTACCAACAATATTTTGTTTTCCTGATTCTGTTAAAGGCTCAACAATAGATTTTATAGTTTTTGCAGTTCCAATTGTCGCTGGAACAATGCCACCGCCAATTCCACCTGTAACAATATTTTCAGTACGACTTTCATTGCCAATTGTAGGTTGCAATGCACCATAAGCAGCACCATATCCAACTCCACCAAGTGCTGACGTAGCGCCAGGTAAAAAAGCCAAAGGTAATGCCGTAGCAATTCCACCTGTAACAGCGCCTACAGGAGCTTCATTAGCAATAATGCGATTTTGATGAATTTTAGAAATATCATATTGTTGTTGAGGAACGCCACGAGTTGATACATCTAATGGATTTTTAGCGTGAGTTAAATTATAAACGCCTTGTTTAACACCCTCTAATAAATTAGAAGGACCAGTCATAAAACCTTCAACATTACGTTGAATCCATGGTTCATTTTTTAATTTTGAACGCAAAGCAACATCTTGAGATAATTGTGAGTTCATTTTAGAATAATCAATACTGCCAGATTCTTCTGTTTTAGCTTCTTTATATGCTTGAGCTACAGTATCAAATTCAGGCGTACCTTTTTTAGATTGATTTGCTACAATCCATTGTGCGTAATCATCTGCATTTGCCATATTATTTTCCTATAATTGCATCAGCTTGAGAGCGTACTTCGCTTGAAGCATTTGGTAATTTTACTTGTGTAGATAAATATCTATCAAAATCTTTTTTACCTGTTGATTGCTCATATTGTTGACGCAATCCATTTAATTGACCGTGCATTAAATCTTTATAAGTATTAATTACACCACGCAATTGTGCAGGACTATTTGCAGCTTGAATAGAGCGAGCAGCTTCTTCACGGTCCGCAACACCGCCGCCACTACCAACAACTGCTTTAACAACTTCATCAGCAACAATTTTTTTAGCAGCTTCAAAATTTGCTGGAGCTGCTTGACCTGTTTGAGCTTTCCATGTGTTAGCAGCTTTATTTAATAATTGAACATTTCCTGTATTAAGAGCATCAGCAAGACCGCCAAGTGTATCTAAATGGCTTGTTGCTACGTTTAATGAACGAACTGTGTCACCTTGCTTACCTACATTAAATTTTTGTTCAGCTTGCTTTACATTGCCAAAAGTAGCGCCACTAAATTGAGGATTTAATTCATTAACACGTTGCATTACTTTTTGACCCCAAGGAGTTTTCATAGCAAAACCTGATAAAGGTGCAACTTGACCATTAGCAATCATTGAAGCTGTAGCATCTACAGAACCTTGGTCAACAATATTTTTGTTGTTTAATTCTTGACGTCTTAATCCTAAAGATTGTTGTTCATACGGAGTCATTGCTGGTTTTGGAGCCATTGTTGCGCCAGGAATTTGCTCTACTTGGTTTGTTTTAATGTTTACGCCATAAAATTTGCCTGTTTGAGGGTCTTGTTGAACATTGGCATAATTTGATTTTTCTGCAATATCTTTAGGCGCTGTATAAACTGCTTTACCACCTTGATATACAGTAGAACCAGCAGGAACTACTGTTGGATTTTCTTGTTTTGTCATTCCAGCCAAGCGAGCTTTAACTAATTCAGGCGCGTATTCTGGCATTTGTGCCAAAGCTTGTTGAAATTTAACGGGGTCGGCCTCACCAAGCAAATCAGCATATTTTCTAGCTTTAGCTGATTGAGCTTCGCCATATTGTTTCATAGCGCCTTGCTCTTGTTGACCAGCTTGATATTTTCCATAAGCGTTTGCCAAATGTTGAGTCCATGATGGCGCAACATAACGACCAGATACCATTTGACCTTGAGGCATCTCTTGTTGACGTAAGGCATCAACTAAAGCAAGTTTACGCTTTAATTCAAGTTGCATCATTGTGTCATCTTGAGGCATTTGTTGGTCTACGTTTTGCCCAAATTGAGGAAGATAATCCATAATTCCCATATTAAACCCCTAACAATGCGTAATTAACACCCTTGAAGCCATTTGGCATATCAACCACAGCTTCTGGAATAACTTTCTCAACTTCTTGCGCCATAACACCAACTTGCTTGCCTTTTGGCAAGTCGTATCCATCTTTATAATTGTATGAGTAAAGATTAAGTCCGTTAATTAATGAACCAACCTTTTTAATATTTTCTTTGAGGTTAATATCTGAAGCTGTATAAATTTGCGCCCCAAGGTTCATTAAACCACCTAGCATATTGCTATTTGAGGCTTGGTCAGCATTGTAAGCACTTAATTGATTTTGGTATTGAGCATTAGTAGCGCCAAGGTAGTCAGGCCCAGCAGTATTTGCTTGTTGTGGCGTATTGACATAACTAGGGCTTGAAACTTGTGAGCCTGTACGTAACGCATTAATCACGTTAATAGGTTGCATTTGATTGTATGCTTCTTGTTGGAAGCCTTGTTGATTTGCAGCCATACCTGTGTTCATGCCGTTAATAATAGCGCTTGTCATTGCATCGTTTTGACCTTGTTGCAACATACGTTTAGCGTTAGCGTAAGCCTCTGTGCCTGGAGCAATACCTTGATTGGCTAATTGTGCATCAGACATTTCATTTTGTTGCGCCATTTGAGGCTGAAGTCTACGCATGATAGCGTCAGAGTATGTTTCGCCAGGATTGATACCGATAGATGCAAGTTTAGATGTATCTACGCCTGGTTTAGATAGCAAGCCACTAGCATAATCTAGCCCTTGTTGAGCTGTACCTAGCAAGCCAGAACTTAAAGTAGACTGCCTATTAAGAATATCTTGTTGAGCAGGCGACAATGTCTGTGTAGCAGTATATAGCGTATTACCGTAAGAATCTTTTTCAGGATTAGCAGTATAGATTAAATTACCATAAGGTGTAATCTGATTTGTGCGATTAGCTGCTGCTGTAGCACGAGCAGCTTCTAAATTTCCTTTAGCAGTCGCTTCCGCTGCACCTGTGTAATCTGGAGCTGGAGGAGCGTCATCCCCACCGAAAACTGCATCAACAATACCGCCCATTATTTATTTCCTTTCAAATATTTGCAATCGTTACGATACATTGCATAGATAATTAAATCACCATTAACTGAAGCATCGGGTATCCGAGCCTTTTCTTTAAATCCTATTCCTTCTAAAACTCTACAAGATTGTTTGTTTCCCGATAAAGCAGTAGCAGTCATTAGCTTTACTTTTAATTGATTGAATGGATAATCAAAAATATATCCTAATGTTCTTCTTGTTAGCCATCCAATTTCACCAGCAGCAGAGATAGCGCATCTATATCCAGCTTCATAACTGTCATAAATAACGCCACCTATTAACTCACCATCTTTTTCAAATCCAATTGATTGAAAATTACAAAAATGATTTCCTGCTTTTTTCTTAATAAGATAATCAGCAACTCTTTCGTTTTGGTTAAACACCAAAATCATAGGATTGCACCACCCTCAATAACTAAATCGGTAGATACCCATTTAACTTGAATACCAGAGCATGATGTCTTAACAATAGGCGCACCGTAATAGCCTACGCCATTCAATCCTTGCCAATTCTGCAATACTGACAAGCCACCGCCCCATAAAGCTGCATCCCATATAGCAGTATCCCATTTAGCATAGGTGCTAGGCGCATAAGTAAGTGATGTTGTAGGAACGTCTGTATTAAAGTCAATATTGATGCCAGCAAATATAGCAGGTTGACCGTCTGTCCTAAAGATAGGGCGTGACATAGTGAAGCGTTTAAGCGTACCTGCACTATTAAAGTTGTTAAAGGCTTGAAGTCCTACAGCATTGATGTTGTTTACATCGTCAATTGCACCATAATAAGCGTGAGCTACAAACCCATTACCACCAAAGTAAGGCTCATCGTTAAACATTTCCATGCAGTTAGCTGACCAACCTGTGTAGTTACACCAAGCGCCTGTAATCGTATTCATTACATATTGCTGTTGGTTAGAACCTTCTTGCACAGGAACATTGAGCCACAATTGGTTAATTGTAGGAACGTACATCAATTGCCATCCAAAGTTACTTGCGTAATTGGTTACGGCTTCTGAAATAGCGTATTGAATCTTATCTGTAATAGCGACTCTAGGCTGAACTCGTGATGATTGCAAAGCGCCTGATAATGGCACTACGCCATCTTGAGAGATGATAAGCATATCGCCAGCATACTTGTAAAGCGCTCTAGCACCAATAGGAGCGCCAATATCCCATACGCCTACCATTGACCATGTTGTAATGCTTGTAGGGTCAGAGCCTTGATATACGATAACTTGACCTTTGTTAGTCATAATCACGTAATGGTCATTTACGCCTTGTCCTGCATCAATTGTCCATGTGCCATGAGCGACAATGTAGCCGCCTCGTGTCATAAATGGCGCAATATCTACTGCAGCCGCTGCACCGCCAATAGACTGAACAGGCAAATACCATACTTTAAGCGTATTCTTTTCAATAAAGAATTGACGTTGAGCGTAGAGAATTGGGTCTTTTAAGTTAGAAGAAGTTACGCCTGTAATAGTTGCAGATGACCATGCAGAGCCGTTATAAAGTCTTGGGGTATCTGAACCATTAGCCATTGATAGAAAGTTGCCACCAGCCGTTGCAATGTTGCAATAGCCCCATCGTGCGTTGGTTAATCCTGTTACTACAGCAGCGCCTACTGCACCACCTGATGTTGCATCGTAAACAGAAGTTCCTGCAATCGCAAATAGCTTGTTAGTGTTAGCGCCTGAATAAGCCATTAGTGTTTCTACTTGGCCTGTAATGCCTGTAGAGTATTTTACATAGCCGTTACGCAATGAACATTCGGTTGGTGATGGAAACCAATTCTCTAGGATGACCGCTTCGTTAGGTTGCATAGCCGTTAAAGAATCTCTAGCGTTCCACCCACCTACAGGTGCTGGCAATGAAGTTGGCTGTGATACAGCTCTTTTAGCTCTTGCCATAATTAAGCTCCGTAGTTAGCGTCAGGTATATTTTCCCAACCAATCAACACATTGGCAACTCTTGGCGCAAGTGATAGTGTAGCAGAACCTTGGTCGTTAGCTTTAGCGATATTAAGTTGCATATCATA